ATAGAATATTACAATGCATGGACTCTTGTAGAGAATAATATCTCTCAGTTTATCATTTACATGATTGAGAGAAGAAAACAGAAATACCTGGTTACAAAAGATCAAATATTCTTTCTCAAGGATCTTAAAGCAAACACTAATGTTTATCAGGAATATGGTTGGAAAAATACCGGGACCATCTTTAGAGGTCATCTATTGAGTTATCTTATAGATTACTTAAAAGAAGAAATAGATCATGAAACTAAACCAGATGGTACTATAGTTCGTACTACATATGGTATAGAGAGGATACCGGATATCATGGCAATGAGAGAGATGAAACTGTATACAGACACTCTCAACGTAGATAGATTAGTATCTCTTTCTGCTCTAATAGCTTTTGCAAAAGTACAGGCAGCTAATAGAGGAGTTAAGAGAATTAGAGAGAAATCTGCCAATGTAAATAAGTCTAAAGAAAAGGAATTTTATAAAGTAGATAGGGGATATTTTAAAAACATAGGAAGTACAAACACCTCTAATCAGAATCGTTTACCAAGAATGCCTTTCAGAAATTTAAAGTAAATCTGTGACAATCAACAAAATTCTTAATATCTTTGCCAAAATCTAAATACTTCACACAATGAGTCTGGTATTAAATGCAATGGATCTCAAGTCCGGTAAAAAGGCTAAACCCAACAGAATGGGTGCCATTACCCAGCCTTTACAATTTCTACCAAGAAAAGAAAAAGATGAGGCCTGGGGTGCTTATAATATTGACTGGCTGGAATGGAATGGTCTGAAACAGATCAGAATGAATGCCCGCAGGTTAATAAAAAACTACAAACTTGCTAAAGGTATCATAGACCGATCAGACTATATTGTGGAACAGGATAATGAGATGAGAGATCTTATAGAAACTTTAACTCAGGAAGATACATCAGCAATGGAACTGAAGTTTTACCCTATCATTCCCAATGTAATCAATGTCCTATGTTCAGAATTTGCTAAGAGAAATACTAAAGTAACTTTCCAGGGTGTGGATGAATACTCCTACAATGAAATGATGGAGATGAAGAGATCCCAGATTGAAGATGTTCTCATGCAGGATGCTACTGCAAAATTAGCAATGGCTTTAGAAGGTCAAATGGATCCAAATGATCCTCAGGCCATGGAGCAGATGCAACAACAATTGTCTCCGGAGAATATAAAAACATTACCTCAAATACAGGAGTTCTTTGATAAATCCTATAAGAGTCTTGTGGAACAATGGGCTACTCATCAATGGAAAGCAGATACAGAAAGATTTGGTCTGGATGAACTTGAGGAAAGAGGTTTCCGTGACATGTTGATTACAGATCGTGAATTCTGGCATTTCAGAATGATGGAAGATGACTATGATATTGAACTATGGAACCCGGTTACCACATTCTATCATAAATCTCCTGAATACAGGTATATTTCTCAAGGTAACTGGGTTGGTAAAATAGATATGATGACCATTGCTGACGTTATAGATAAGTATGGTTATCTGATGAATGAAGAACAGTTAAGATCTCTTGAAACTATCTATCCGGTTAGAGCTGCAGGTTATCCTATTCAAGGATATCAGAATGATGGAAGTTATTATGATGCTACCAAGTCTCACTCTTGGAATGTGGATCAACCCGGTCTAGCTTACAGACAGTACACTTCTATGTGGGATAATAGTATATTCAATGGTGGAGATATTATTAATCAGATCTTTTCAGAAAGTGAAGATTACTATCCAATGGGATCTGCATATAATCTCAGAGTTACAACTGCTTACTGGAAATCACAAAGAAAAGTAGGACATCTTACTAAAATAAATGAAATAGGTGAAGTAACTACAGATATTGTTGATGAATCTTATATTGTAACTGATAAACCAGTATACAATACAGTTCTTATTAAAAACAAAACCCCTGAGAATCTTGTATTTGGAGAACACATTGAATGGATATGGATCAATCAAACTTATGGTGGAGTTAAAATAGGGCCCAACAGACCTAGCTTCTGGGGTATGAATAGCCCAGGTGGAATCAGTCCAATGTATTTAGGTATTGATAAGTCTCAACCCGGACCACTAAGATTTCAATTCAAGGGAGATAAAACTCTTTATGGTTGTAAATTACCTGTAGAAGGAAGTGTATTCTCAGATAGAAATACCAGATCAGCAAGTCTTGTAGATTTAGCTAAACCATTTCAGATCGGGTACAATATTGTGAATAATCAAATAGCTGATATTTTGGTTGATGAACTTGGAACCATTATCATGTTAGATCAGAATACCTTACCTAAACATTCATTAGGTGAAGACTGGGGTAAGAACAACTATGCCAAAGCTTATGTGGCAATGAAGAACTTTCAGATTCTACCATTGGATACAAGTATAAGTAATACAGAGAATCCTTTGAATTTCCAACATTTTCAGACATTGAATCTTGAGCAAACTAACCGTATGATGTCCCGTATTAACCTGGCTCAGTATTTTAAAGCACAGTGTTTTGAAACAATTGGTATTACACCACAAAGACTTGGTCAACAAATAGGTCAAACAGATACTGCTAGAGGTATAGAACAAGCTGTGGTAGGCTCTTATGCTCAGACTGAAACATACTTTATTCAACACTGCGATTATCTGATGCCCAGAGTACACACTATGAGAACAGACCTGGCTCAGTTCTATCAATCAAGAAAACCAAGTATTAGGTTGCAGTATTTAACTACAGCTGATGAGAAGGTTAACTTTGAAATCAATGGTACCGATCTCTTGTTAAGAGATATTAATATAACAGCTAGTACTAAAGCTAATCACAGAGCTATAGTAGAAAAGATGAAAGATATGATGATAAACAATAACACTACCGGTGCTACTGTTTATGATCTCGGAAATATAATGCAGGCAGAATCACTTGCTGAATTGAATAATGCTCTTAAAGCTGCTGAAAAGAAAGCTCAAGCTCAAGCTGGTGCTCAACAACAAGCAGATCAACAGATGCATGAGCAAGAAATGCAAACCAGATTGGCTGAACTTAAACTTACTCAAGACTACGAAGCAAGAGAAAATGAGAAAGACAGAAGAAATAATGTTCTGGTTGCTGAGATTCGTGCTGCAGGATATGGAGCTATGCAGGATATTGATCAAAACAAACAGAGTGATTTCTTAGATGCTCTGGATAGAATTCAAGGTTCTGAAGAATTTCAACAAACTATAAATTTAGAAAACACTAAAATTCAGAATTCAGTAAAAGAATCTCAAAGTAAGATAGATCTTGAAAAAAGAAAGATAGATGCTCAGATTCAGATGAAAAATGTAGACCTTCAAATTGCCCGTCAAAACAAAAATAAGTTTGATAAAAAGCCCGAAACTAAGAAAAAGAAAAAGTAGATAGCTATATAATCAGCTATTTTTTCAAAAATTTGTATAATTTTCTAAATCTTTAAACTTTAATTATCTATTTTTGTCAGTAGAAATAAGCCAGTTATAAAACCAACAATAACTAACTAAACATGTCAGTAACAGCACCAATAGAACAAACAGTAATTTCAGATGTAGATCTGAACCTTAATGAGCTTCTTGGAATACCGGGAGGAGACAGTATTATATCAGGTGACAAAAAACCTAATATTTTCAGTAAAGAAAATAATTATGTTCCTAGTATAGAAGATACTGATAATCCTGAACCTGCACCAGCTCCTGTAGCAGTAACTCCGGAACCTATATCAGACCCAAATCTAGAGTTAGATAATCTATCTTTAGAAAATCCTGAATCAGGTAAAACCAAACAATTTAAATCTAAAGCAGATTTAATATCATTTACCAATAAACTCATTGAAAAGAAACTCTTAGTTCCTTTTGATGATGATAAAAAACTTGAAGATTACACTGTAGCTGATTTTGAAGAGCTTTATGAAGTAAATGCTCAAGAAAAAGAAAAGAAAATCAGAGAAGAAGTTCCTGCCCAATTCTTCCAATCACTTCCTGAAGAATTACAATATGCTGCTAAATATGTAGCAGATGGAGGAAAAGATCTTAAAGGTTTATTCCAAGCCTTAGCTCAATCACAACAAGTTGCTCAACTGGATCCTGGAACAAAAGAAGGTTCAGAAGCTATAGTAAGAAGTTATCTTCTTGCAACCAACTACGGAACATCAGATGAAATTGATGAAGAAGTAGAAGCAATGAAAGATAGAAATGAACTTGAAAAGAAAGCTTCTAAGTTTAAACCTAAACTTGATTCTATGCAGAATCAGATTATAGCAAGTAAACTAGAAAGAGAAGAAAACTTAAGAAAACAAAGAGAAGCCCAAGCTGCAGCTTATACAGATAATGTATTCAAAGTACTTGAAACCGGAAATCTTAATGGCTTGAAACTGGACCGTAAAACTCAGAATACTTTATTCTCAGGATTGGTACAACCTAACTATCCATCAGTCACCGGTAAATCAACCAACCTCCTGGGACACCTTCTAGAGAAATATCAGTTTGTTGAACCCAACCATGGTTTGGTAGCTGAAGCATTATGGTTACTTGCAGATCCTGAAGGATACAGAAATAAAGTAAGAGAAAATGCTAAAAAAGAAGTAGTAGCTTCTACAGTAAGATCTCTTAAAACAGAACAATCACTTAAAACATCTTCTTCAGGAGTTGAAGAGGATGAATTAAAAAGAACACCTGGCCAATCTATCAAAAGACCTGCAAACTTTTTTCAAAGATAAATTTCAATTAACAATCAATAATAACTAAACAACAATCAAAATGGCAACACCTGTTTTTAACAATGGTCTATTCCTCAGGGACACTAACTACCAAGCTAGTTCCCATGTAGACTCGTATCACTTGGTGAACATGCTAAAGGACGCACAACCTATGGATCTTGGGCCAGTAGATATCTGGGCTATGACTCAAAAAGTTGAAATGCCCCTTTATCAGTTATCAAGTTTCGGAGGAAAAAATGTCATCATGGTAAACAATGCCCGTGGTGAGTATAAATGGCAAACACCTGTATCACAGGAATTGCCTTATATCATAGAAGACATTGAACCCGGTAATGTAACCAAAGGTATTGATGGTACTACCTTCAAAGTTAAAATCTCACGCAGAGAGTTTGGCCATGGAGATATCATCACTTATGATAAATACAATGGTGCAGAGCTTTACATCACAGCAGAAGACATTCTTCCTTTAGGAGATGGATTCGTTTACACTGTGCAGTTAACTAACAATGATAACTTTGCCTTCCTGGATAACAAATATCTGGCAAATGGTACTAAGTTCTTCAGAAAAGGTTCTGCTCGTGGAGAGTATGGTGAAAGATTTTCTGACATCATGACCAAATCAGGTTTCCGTGAATACTACAACTATGTAGGTGGAGCAGAAGCTCACGTTCATTACTCTATCTCATCTCGTGCAGACTTGATGATCAAAGGTGGAATGAATGCAGATGGAACTGTACCGGTTACTGAAATCTGGAGAAACTTTGATAAAACTCTTGATCCTTCAATCACTAAAATTGAAGATGTTGCCTCTAAGATGGGTAAAGACTATCTGAAAAGA